TTACCGACGACGTTATCTCCGAAGTAAATTTGATACTTTCCGTTCTTATTTTCTTCTAGATAATACACGGTGGCGTTTTCATCAACGTCAGTTGCGTCTTGAGCAAGGATGTACGTCTCTTGATTGGCGTTTTGCGCTGATCTTTGAACCTTAACTTGAAGTGTTGAAGTGTCGATACCAACATCAGGCAGTTCGAATATTTGTTTTGGATTGGTTTGTGAATCATATGTAAATGTTATGCCGTTTGGTTGCCCTTCTTTGATTTCTAAATTCTCAACGACGAACAATCCAGAACTTAAATTTTTAGAAACAACTCTAGCGGATGGGTTCACAAAAACATAATTGACGCCATCTTTCGATTCAGAAACGAATCGAGTAAATCTTGGAATTGCAATCGCACTGTTTGAATCGTTTGCAACTGGAGTAATTGTCAAATTGACCAATGCGCGTGCAGCAATACGTGAGCGAGGAACATATCCAAGCAATTTAGCATGAGAGACTACTGATGCACGTTTAATCGCAGTATCAATAAACATCTCATTTGAGACCATGTTAAGATAATAGCCCATGTAATGAGTGTTATAAGCGAGAACATCAAGCAATACAGAAAGACCCGAGCCTTCGAAATCATAATCGCTAAACTCAGATTGAGCTCTTAGAAAATCTTTAAGATTAGATTTGATTGTATCAAAATCTAATTCAGCGACTTTTAATTTTGAGTCAACATTTGCCATGTTATCTTATCCGTTCTAGGAAAAAAGAGACCGTGATGGGCTCGAGACTGTTATTTAAAAAGAATGTGATGTACACATCATAGCGTTCGTCGTCATAGTTAGGAGCCGCCACGACTTCTTCAATGGTTACTCTTGGCTCATAATTCTTGATAGTTTCGAATATCATGTCCTGTATAATAGAGGTGGTCACATTATCGATTGGTTCGAATAGTAGTTTTTTAAGATTCGAGCCGATATCTGGATTGAACAAACGCTCGTAGTGTGAGGTTAGCAATAGATTTCGAATAGAGGCTGCAATCGCATTCTCGTTTAACTTTTTCGTCACATCCTTCGTCACAGGATGAGCTGTAAAGTTCAAATCGATGTCGGAATATTTACGAGCGAATAGTGACATTTTTCTATTTTAGGCTGGATATTTGATTTATTTATGTTTCGACATAGGAAGCATCTAGGCTAACTGATGCTTCACCTTGAGTTAAATCTATGTTAAAATCAACATTCACAGTAATAGAAGTTGGCATCCCAATAAGTTTTAAGAACTTGCAAAAATCAAAATTAATCCACTCGGTGAGAGCAGATAATCCGATAGCGTTAAAGAAACTGGTAATTTTTTGCATCCACTTTTTAAGTAAAAACTCTGGCCAGTCTTCACCGAAATCTCTCGCTGCTTCGACGTAACGATTGATCTTTTCCTCTGGACTACGAATGAAGTCGTCGATATCTCCGCCGATAATATCTAATAAACTATACCCTGCGATATTAATCGATTCCAGTTTATCGATGATTTCTTGATAGATTCTCAATCTAACTTCCTCCGCTGCACCCTCCAGCTGAGCCTTCAGAGAACCAATCAATGAGTTGATAATACCTTCTACACCCAAATCTAACAAAACTGGTAGCGGCGGCAGTCCAAGAGTATCCCAGATCGTCTTGAACTTATTGATAAGTCCAGCCATTGATTGGTGGATTAGTTTAATCGCGCCCTTTTTGACCATTGACATAATATATGACCACACACCCTGCGCCTTAATTTCTTTCGAATAAACTCCAAGTTTACCCTCATACGACTGGTATGCATCTGGAATTAATGCAGCCAGTGAGTCGACCTCGTCAACGACTTGTTGCTTTAAACTGGCTCTATAACTTGCGTTTGCAAATAACTGTACGATATCGACACTAATTCCGAGAACAGGTATTGTAAAACTTACAGGCAAAACATTATTAATAATCTCTAGAAGTTTAGCCTGAACATAAAGATGATACTCCTGAGTTAGAGCAGTCATCTTTCTTTCCCACTCGTCGTCAGGAATCTTTAAACTCTTATAGTATGGCTTGCTCGCAGATATTGGGAAATTCCCAAGAGCCTTGTCGACCTTTTCTAAAATTTGTCGAACTTCTTCAGCTTGCGCCTCGATTGGAGCAATCTTTTCTCTTAATGCCTCGCGAACTGCTTGCTCTACATTAGGTCCATCAATTTGCGCTCGGATTTTTTCTGCTTCAACTTGCAGTTGTGATGGAATGTCAGCGATCTTAACGAATATATTCGCCAGATCAGCCTTTGTTGGCAACAATGTTCCATTACATGGTATAGAAAATTCAGCCATCACCAGTTGTCTTTGTTTCAGTTAGTGGATAGATGCGTTTACCAATTACAGTCTTGATGGTATTCACCGCCTTCTGAGGCAGTAACTCTGAATCAACATTAAATTCAAGATTTCTTGCAATAGCGTTGTCGCTAACTTCGCCAAGTTTATTTGTGACAGTATTTTTAAGATTGTCTTTGAGCGATAGGATTTCGCCCTTCGTTTGATTTGCCATATTCTCAAGGTTTGTGAGTTTCTGTTGAATTTCACCGAGTGGAGTTTTGCCAGCAAAGTCTTTAAGAACGCCATCTGCAGCAGCAGTAACTTTACTGAATACATTGCTAACTGTTGATGTTAATTGACCAGCCAATCCTTTACCAGTAGTTGATCCAGCTGTAGATTCTGCGGCACGTTTTCCAGTTACAGTGACTTCCTCAAGTGCAGCTGCAGCAGCGGCATCAGTAGCGGCAGCTGCGGCAACTGTATTTGCAATATCTTGATTTGCCAATGCTGCATCAGCAACATCTTCAGAGTTACCAATAACTCCACCGCCAGTTAATCCTGCGCCAGAAGCAGAGGTTGCAGAACCTGATTGCATGTTAATTTGAGCAGCAGGGAGATCAATAGTTGCACCCTGAAGTGCAGCATTCTGACCTTTGAGACTGAGTTTCTTGGCTGACGTCATGTTGCCAACGCCACCCGATTTAATGTTCAGATCAGATGTAGATTCAACAAAGACTTTCTTGCCTTTCATACGAATATCACCACCAGCTGACATATTAATGCCGCCAGCAACTTCAACATTCATATTGCCGCCAACTTTCAAATTGCAATCACCACCAACGGTAACTGAACACTTGCCACTGATGTAAACGTAATCAGAACCCATCACAAGTTCATAATTGTCTTTCACAACTTTATGAACTTCGCTGCCGTCTTTATCAATTTCAACAAATGTGCCTTTGCGATGCGCCAATTGAATACGCTCTTGACCTGGAGTATCATCGAACTCTAGTGCGTGCCCAGATTCAGTTTCAAGAGCATTGTTATATGGATACTTTGGCGCAAACGCAGGAGGTGGTTCGCTCCAAGAAACCCCACCTGCTGAAACGATGTTCTTCTTGAGATTCTTTTTTCTTGTAGCAATTACAGTTGAATCTGCTTTGCCGCGAGCAAGACGATTTGTGGTTTGTTCTTTAAGATACTTACCCTTTGGATATGCTTCTGCAGGATCATCTGGTTTATTTGGCGCTGAACCAAAACTCGTTCTTGGATCACTAAATCCTTTTGTATAGTTCGGCTTGCCATCAGGCTTTCCTGGAAGCACACCCATAATTGCTGGATTTTGTGCATTGCCACCATCAATAAAAAATCCAAATACCATGTCACCTTCTTTAGGTGTGTACATATTTGGGCTGTTTACTGGAAGAACAGGATGCGCCCAAGGTAAAGCACTAGTTGGGATTAATTCTTTTTGATCTGTGTGCCAACCAAAGCAACGAACGCGAACACGACCAAGTTGCTCTGGATCTTGGCGATCTTCTACAACGCCAACCCACCAGATAAAACCTTCAAGTCCAATAAAATTCTTTTTTGCGCCTGGCATCACTTACCCTTCTTAGTCAAAACATTTATTCCGTTCTTCGCTTCAGGTAGTGCCTCAGAGAAAGAATCAGAGGCAAGTTCTACAATCGATTCAAATGTATCACCATTAAATTTATGGTTAATTGATGCGACTAGATATCTACCAGTGCGTGTTTTATCGAGTGCTTTACCACTAGATTTTGCACTCTCAAACATAGGAAACTCATAATCAACAATATCGCCAGCCTTCATTTCAATATCACCAGGAACTGTGATTTGAATTCTAAAGTGATTCAATAACGACATATGCATTGCTCTTGGTTGCATCCAAAACTTAATGTCATTGCTTTTCTCAGAAGC